GTTGAAACAGAAGAACAATTATTAGCTAAAATTAAAAAATAAAATGCCAACATACATATTCAGAAACAAAACTACAGGCGTTGAGTGGGAAAAAGATATGCGAATGTCTGAACTCGACACATACAAAGAAGAAAACAACGCTGAGATTATAATCAATTCAGTTAATCTAGTCGGCGGTACTGGTGAAAATATTGATGCCAAGACTGATGATGGTTGGAAAGAAACACTTGCTAAAATCTCAGAAGCACATCCATCTAGCGAACTCAACAAGCAATATGGTAAGACCAGTATCACAGACATAAAGGTCAATCAAGTCAGAGAGAAACACAAGACAATCGCCAAACGCAGAATGGCGAAACAGAACCCAATTAAATAATGAGCGAACAAGAAAATTTTATATTAGGTTTTCAAATTGACGACAACAAATTGTTAGATGGTCTTATTGAATATCACAAAAATAATAAAGAATACAAATTTAAAAGCGATGATGCTGGTTGGAATCTGAAAGATAAGTGGTCATTAGATGTTCGTATTTTGTCAAATTCGCAAAATAAATTTGTTAAGCGTTATCAGGAATATCTTGGAAAAGCAGCAGATGTGTATAGAGAAAAGTATAAACACTTTAACAGCCCCTTAGTTATTGCAGAGGGGTTTAACATACAATATTATCCACCTAATGGCGGTTATCGTAAATGGCATTGTGAAAGGGAAGAACATCAATCAAACCAAAGGGCATTAGTTTTTATGACATATCTAAATGATGTACCTGATGGTGGTGGAACAGAATTTGCATATTATCCAGAAGTAAAAATAAAAGCAAAAAAAGGTTTTACTTTAATCTGGCCTACTGATTTTACTCACACACACAGGGGTATTATTTCACAACATGATAAGTGGATTACGACAGGGTGGTTTCACTATCCAGGAGCTATAACGATTAAAAGAAATTTTAGAAAAATGATTGATGAAGAAACTGCTGCCGGTAGAATGAAATGGACAGATTAAATGAAACTCCTAGGTTTAAGACTTTGCGAACACGACTCTAATATATCATATTTTGATGGTACGAAACTTCATTATTACAAATCAGAAAGAGATTACCAGATAAAACACCACGGTTATGATGACCTTATAACCTGGCGTGATGATATTCAAAGAATATTTGGCGTAAAACCAAATGAGATAGATGATATTGCCATAGTAATTGATCCTTGGCAACATAATTTTCCTACTGATAATGAGGAGTTTTTTCCTGCCATAGATTATCCTTTGTTTAAAGCAGATTGTCCTGTACAAAGAATAAATCACCACTATGCACACGCTTTAAGTTGTTTTCCAGTAAATAATAAAATACCAGATGTAGAAGTTGTTATTGATGGCTTTGGTGAGATTAATAATGCTTGGACCGTATTTAAAGACAACAAAGTATTTGAAAGAGGCTACGAAAAAGAACACGGCTCTCCAGGTGTTGAAATGTTCTTAGCAGGCAAATGGCTCAATATAGAATATAAAAAAGGGTCAGAATATGATATTGCAGGCAAACTTATGGGTCTACAAGCATATGGTAATCATATAGAAGAATTTGCTAAGCTTTTACCACAATCTATTTTAAGAACTAATGATATATTTGATAAAGAAAAATGGTTTAGATTTGTTGGTAACGAACTTGTTGGTACATTAAAACCATTAGATTGGATTAGAACCGTGCATAATCATATGGGTGATGTTCTAGTAAAATTTTTTGAGAGAATTACAGACAATGATTATAATTCAATTATAACTTATTCAGGTGGTGTAGCACAAAATGTTATTTGGAATACAAAACTAAAAAATAAATTTCCTAATTTAATTATACCCCCTCATTGCAATGACGAAGGTTTATCTTTAGGCGCCATAGAATATTTAAGAATAAAACATAATTTACCAAAATTTAAATTAGATAATTTTCCTTATTGTCAAAGTGATGTTTCTCCTGAAGATGAGGCAGACGACCAAACAATAATGAGAACAGTTGAAATGTTAAAAGAAGGCAAAATTGTAGGATGGTATCAAGGTAATGGTGAGATAGGTCCAAGAGCATTAGGTCATAGGTCACTATTAATAAACCCTATGATTAAAAATGCTAAAGACATTATTAACAAAGTAAAAAAAAGAGAAACATACAGGCCATTTGGTGCCTCAATTTTAAAAGAATATGTAAAAGAATATTTTAATACTGATGTTCATAATCCACATATGTTGTATGTTGGTAATACAACGAAAGATAATTTAAATTCAATAACTCATATAGATGGCACTTGTAGATATCAAACGGTAGATGAAAACAATGGTGTTTATCATAAGTTGTTAAGACATTTTTATGCTCAGACAGGATGTCCTCTAATATTGAATACGAGTTTTAATATTAATGGTAAACCGATTTTAGGAAATAAGGTTGATACAATAAAATTTTTTAATGAGGGTGATATAGATGCAGTTGTAATTGGTAATACCATTATAAATAGTAGTATACAAGGAGAAAGACATGGCAGATTTTGATTTTTTAGATGGATTTGATACTGGTGGTGATTGGGGTTTCACAGGAGTTTCAAGTAAACCTTCAGACCAAACAGTCGCAGACACAAAGGCAACACAACAGGTAGTACAACAGACTGCTGATGGTGTTGGTAAAGCAGTATCAAGTGAAATCATTTCACGACTAGAAACAAAACTAGACAAAATACTTAGAGAGGTATCTGATGCCTCTGGCAAGATAGATGACAAACATGAGGTTGAATTAGAGATTGCGAAATCACAAATGGACGATGAGTACGATTTGAGAAAAGACAATCTTGGCAAAATTCAAAAAGAAAAGTTTCAACAGTTAGAGAAACTAATCATTCCATTACTTGTTAAACTTGCCAAATCACCTGAGGCCTATATTCATTGGCCTAATCGTGCAGAAGTAATCGAAGCACAACTGAAAAAAATAGTAGAAATAACTAGAGGGTAATTTTCACAATTATATTATGATAGAAAAAGCGATAACAGAAGGAATCTCTTACTGGCAACCTCATGAAAAAATAAGTCCCGAGGTTTGTCAGTCGATAATTGACCTGTCTAAAAAACAGAAATTTTTTGACGCTGGCGTCGTTTTTCCTGACAACGAAGGCGTAGGAATTGACAAAGATAGAAGGATTGGAAAACATAACTTTAATAATCAACAATGGGTTTATGATTTAATTTGGCCCTACATGGAAGAATGTAATAAAGGAGCTGAATGGGGGTTTGATATATCTTCAGCAGAAAGTTATCAAATAGCAAAATATGAGGTTGGCGACCACTATAAACCCCATCTGGATAGCATAGGCACCCAATCAACAAGATGGATTGCAAAAGATAATCCACACCTACATAATAAGACTCGTAAAATATCTATGAGTTTAATCTTAAATGATGATTTTGAGGGCGGAGACCTTGAGATATTTGGCGTCCCCACACCTAAACTGGAAACAGGAAGTATGATTTTCTTTCCTAGTTTTATAGCTCACGAAGTAACACCAGTAACAAAGGGTACAAGGTACTCTCTTGTTTTGTGGTTTTTAGGAACTCCTTGGCGATAACGCTTGACAAAACTATCATAACCTGATATAATATATCTAATATATTAAAAAGATGTCCTTTAGTGTCCAATATTGTAATACAAGACAATTTTTTACCTGTGCATGAATTTGAATCATTACGAAATGATATTCTTCAGTATGATTTTCCTTGGTACAAATCACCCATAGTTGATGTTAATAACGACCAAGATTGGCAGTTGTGTCATAATGTTTATTTTGAAAATACATTTCAGAGTGTCTTAAATGTTAATCCGTTATTAAAAAAAATGAGTGCGTTTTCTTTAGTAAAAATTAAAATTAACATGATTAAAAGAGAACAACAAATTATAGAACACGAATTTCATATTGACATAGCCTATGCGCCTGATGATATGTTGACATCAATATTATATCTTAATACAAATAACGGGTATACAAAATTTAAATCAGGCGAAAAGGTAGAAAGTGTTGCAAACAGACTTGTTACTTTTCCTAGTATGATGATGCATACAGGAACTACAAACACTTGTAACTCACCGTATCGGATGTGTATGAATATTAATTGGTTTAAAAATGTGCCTGAAAATGATATAAAACCAGAAAAAACTAACAATATATTATAATGGAGAAAAAACATGAGTGAAGCTTTAAACGCTTTGATGAAAAGCAAATTTGAAATGAAAACATTTACACACGCTCCCATACCAGACGAGCAGATACCTGAAGTGTTTACAGAAACAATCAATCGTAAGAGATTTTATGTAACACCAGATGGTAACAAGTACCCTTCTATCACAACTGTCCTTGGCGGCAGAGCGAAAGAAGGCATCATGGCATGGCGTAAGAGAGTTGGCGAAGATGTTGCAAATAATATTATGAGAACTGCTGCCAAACGAGGCACTGCTGTTCATGAACTTTGTGAGAACTATCTTAACAATGAAGAACTAGGCAATCAAGAGGTGCTACCACTTGCTATGTTCACTTTGTTGAAGCCAGAACTCGATAATATAAATAATATTGTTATGCAAGAAGGCGGACTCTATAGTGATAGATGGGGTATTGCAGGTCGTGTTGACTGTATCGCTGACTATGATGGCAAACTAACTGTCATTGATTTTAAAACATCTACAAAAGAAAAGAAAGAAGAATGGATTGAAAACTATTTCATTCAATGTACTGCCTATTGTGAGATGTTTGAAGAAAGATATGGTCGTGCAATCGACCAGATTGCTGTACTAA